GCTGATATGTCTCGAGCAAAAGCACTAAAAGGTTTGTTCCGTATGGTTACACCATACCTTGCTATGAAGAACATTCCAATGCTTGCGGTCAACCATACTTATCAAGAGATTGGTTTATTTCCTAAGGCTATCGTTTCAGGTGGTACGGGTATTTACTATTCAGCTGATAACATTTGGATTCTTGGCCGTCGTCAGAACAAGACAGGTACCGAGGTAACAGGATATGACTTTGTGATTAACGTGGAGAAATCACGATATGTTAAAGAAAAGTCAAAGATTCCTATTTCGGTTTCTTGGGACGGTGGCATCGAGCGGTATAGCGGTCTTATGGATGTTGCTGTTGCTGGTGGTTATGTTGTTAAGCCTTCTAATGGTTGGTATGCACATGTTGATCGATCTAATGGAACGTTTGAAGGAAAAAAATACCGAATGGCGGAATCCATGACTGCAGACTTTTGGGATCCTATCTTTGAGAAAACTGACTTCAAAGAATTCCTAATTAAGTCTTATACGATTGGCCATAAATCAATGTTTGATAGTATTGCACTGGAGATGGATGATGCAGCATCTGATTGATGAAATCTCAAAACTTCATTATAAGTATATCACAAATGAAGATGATCCCGACGCAACAGTTTGCGTCGGTTTAACTCAGCCTCCATACGAGGGCGTTGTTATTCAGTACGGCAATATGGATATAGTTGAAGATGAAGAAAGTGATGAGGCTCGACTTAGTTTTACGTATAAAGTAGTCGAGACTCCAATTGACGAAAGTCTATTTGATGATGCATTCAACGATTACCTAGGAGCGATCCTACATCATATCGTTGAGGATGCCGTAACTAGAGCTAACGAAACCGGAGAGCAGATAATTGGAACAAAAGATTCAAACGACGATACTACGGAATCTGATCAACAATGACGACTTCACTCGTAAGGTAATTCCGTTCATTCGGAAGGACTACTTCGAGTCGGATCATCGTCTAATATTTGATCAGGTTATTTCTTTCGTTGACAAGTACAACAAGTTACCAACACCGGAAGCTTTAGAGATTGAGCTTTCGTCATTGGACGTTAATGATGCATTACTTGTTGATGCGTCAACCGTACTTAATGGTATCCGCGCAACTAAAGACAATGAAGTGGATACTGAATGGCTTGTTGACGAGACCGAAAGGTGGTGTCAGGATCGCGCAATACATCTTGCGATCATGGAATCTATAAATATAATTGAAGGCAAGCATAATTCATTAAAGAAGGACGCATTACCAAAACTCTTATCAGATGCGCTTGGTGTAACATTTGACTCAAGCGTAGGTCACGATTATATCAACGATGCAGAAAAGCGATTTGATTTCTACCACACGGTTGAGGATCGTATCCCGTTTGATCTAGAGTACTTTAACTCCATCACCAAAGGTGGATTACCCCGCAAAACATTAAACATCGCACTCGCTGGCACAGGCGTAGGTAAATCCCTATTCATGTGTCATGTTGCAGCTAACGCCTTAACACAAGGAAGAAACGTACTTTACATTACAATGGAAATGGCTGAGGAACGTATCGCAGAACGTATCGATGCTAACTTGATGAACTTGCCTATCGACCAATTAGAAACTTTGCCTAAGGAAATGTTTGACAACAAGATCACGAAGATCGCACAGAAGAACATCGGCAAACTAATCATAAAGGAGTATCCTACTGGTGCTGCTCACACGGGACACTTTAGAGCCCTACTGAATGAACTGAAGCTGAAGAAAAACTTCATGCCTGATATGATCTTTATTGATTATTTGAATATTTGTAGTAGTAGTCGGATGAAAGGCCTTGGCGGATCAATCAATACCTACTCACTCATTAAGTCAATCGCAGAAGAAATCAGAGGACTCGCAGTCGAGTTCAATGTACCAATTATCTCAGCGACTCAGACAACTAGAAGCGGATTTGGAAACAGCGACGTTGGGCTGGAAGACACGTCTGAATCATTTGGACTACCTGCTACAGCTGACTTCATGTTTGCGCTCGTCTCAACCGAAGAACTCGAAAAGCTTGGACAGATAATGGTCAAGCAGTTAAAGAATCGCTACAACGATCCTACTGCAAACAAACGATTTGTTATTGGGGTCGATAGATCTCGTATGAAATTATATGATGTAGAAGAAGACGCTCAAACACTCATGGACGATGGCCCTGCCTTTGATAAGTCAACGAGTGGTGAGAGGGTCAACAGTGAGAAGAGAAACTTTAATGATTTTAAGGTATAACGATAGCTATCCTATAATGGAAGGCGCAGGTCAGCGGGCAATCGCTGATATGATTGAAAACATTTTCGTTGAGGATATCGTAGATCAGGGTGGGGTTAAACCACAGTCAGTCAGAACCATTGAGGATGTATCACTTGATGGTGTCCTTATAGATATTAAAACGAAGGACGTTGATCGTAGTTTCTCTATGCCTAATCTTATTTCGATTGATAGGCTACGAAAAAATTTTGATAGAACCATACGATACGTGTTTATTGATTACAGCGTTAATGATAACGAAGTAAGCATCGTTGGTGTTACCACCAAGGACATACATGAGATTCCTTGGGATTGTCTAGCGATCCAAAACCTTGGATTAGGACAATTGCAGTTAGCAAAAGATATTGGCTCTGCGGTATATAACGGAACGAAAGAAGAATGGTTTGATCAGCTTAAGGCTGAATCATACTCGTTTTATGAAAAGCAAATCGCTAAGTTTGAAAAAAAGAAGAAGGAATTATTATGAGCGAACAGGCACCTGGCATATTTGGAGAGTGGGACAGTGGATTATAATCCAGACAGTTGGGTAGTATTAAAGATTAAAGAAGGTAAAGGTACATTCCCTTTTTACAAAGTTCTAGCAGGTTGGAGCGGTGGTTATCTTGATGGTGACTCTTGGCGTATGAACAGCGGTATCACGGGTGTAGAGAAACAGTCATATCTGTATGGATTCTACGGTAGTTCTGGTTCTGTGTATTGGTGTCATAAAGGAGGTTATCGCTTGACAATGTCGCTCGCTGGAGTGTATAATCAACTCAAAGAGAACGAAGCCTTTGAAGGTCAGATTACGCTGATGCCTGAAGATACTAATTGGATGGAGATTGAGTGGTGGGAAGAATGAATTATTATGAGTGAACAGCAAAACTATTGTACGACGAAAGGCCTGCTTCCTGCATTCCTTATCATCGTATTCGTAATCGTGGGGATCCCACTATTGATGGTGGATAACGCTCGGTACTGTAAGCAATCGATTATTGTACCTTGTTATCCGTGGACGGTGCCAGAATAATGGCCGAAGCAATGACAGCAGCAATGATTCTTGCTATTATCATCTTAGGCGCCGTATGGATCGTAGTATCGGAGATGAATAAATGAATGCGGAAACTAAAACGTGGCAATGCAAAATAATCACAGACTCTAGCGGTGAAGCAATGGTAGAGTTTAGCGATGAAATAATGGAACACCTTGAGCTCAAGGACGGTGATACAATTGAGTGGATTGATAATAAGGACGGAACATGGTCGATACAAAAGAAGAAGTAAGGTACACGTTTAAGAATCGCTACGGTGACACTATGTCTATCGTAGAAATAGATAAATCAACCCTTTTATGGAGAGGATCCCATAACCACGAAAGGATCTCGTGTAACGAGGCTGGGACGATCACAATGGTCGACCCGTCAGGAGGGCCATATATTTGTGAAGGGCAAGACATCGGTTTGGACTATCCCCCTTGGAAAGGCCGAATCGTTGACCACTTTCAGCATCATGAAGAAGGATACTTAATTTTATGCAGGTAAGACTAATCGGTTATACTCAACCCGTAGCGGATGCGATCATTGGAATAGATGATGTTCAGGATTTGATCGCGTACTGCGCCAGAGTCTCTAACCCAGATAATCAGCTGAATCAGAAAACAGCGAAAAAGCTGTTGAACTATTTGGCCAAACATAAGCATTGGTCTCCCTTTGAGATGGCGTCAGCAACGATGGAGATCGAAACGACTCGTGACATCGCACGTCAGATCTTGCGACACCGTTCCTTTTCGTTTCAAGAGTTTAGTCAACGATACGCGGATCCTACCCAGGATCTTAGTTTTGTAAAACGAGAAGCAAGACTACAGGATCCTAAGAACCGACAGAACTCGGTAGACATCGAAAGCGATCCTTCCCTTGTGGATAACGTAAAGAATCAGGAACTGATCGCGGAGTGGGGTCGCCGACAAAGCGGTATCATTGAACTGGCAAAGAAACACTATCGTTGGGCTGTAGAGAATAACATCGCAAAGGAACAGGCTCGTGCGGTACTACCTGAAGGCCTAACAGTTTCTAGGATGTATATGAATGGAACCATACGGTCTTGGATCCACTTCATTGAACTGCGATCAGGAAACGGAACACAAAAGGAGCACATGGAGGTCGCTAAGGCTTGCGCAAAAGCAATCGTAGAAATCTTCCCATTGGCCAATGAATACATTTCTTCTAAATAATACTAAGAATTACCACAAAGGCTGTGAAGTCGTTGCCGAGTATCTTATAAATAAATACGGCGTATCTGATTGGAGATACACTCGAGATCAACTTGAGGATATCGACTTCAGTAAGTATGACCGCGTCGTCCTAAACGGCGAAGGTACGCTTCATCACAATACTCGTTCAGCTCGAAGACAACTAACAGCCCTGAGGTTAGCCCAGTATGCAGGATGCGAAACTCATCTTGTCAATACTGTGTGGCAAGAGATGCCTAACACTTGGGATGACGTACTCGCCAACTGTAAATCCGTTCAAGTAAGAGAGGTACTATCACAATATGAAATGTCGTCTAAACATGGAAGACTACCTACAGTTGCTCCTGACTGTAGCTACCTTCATAACGATGTGGCTGTCCGTGAGTTCGCTCACGTAGCAGTCTACGAAGGCCAATATATGAAGGCCAATCCATACGGGGTTCAAGGCGGCTATCCTCGTATCGATATATTTAGTCAAACGTGGGAAGAGATCGTTAACCGTTTACGTAACTGCGATTTACTTATCACTGGTAGACATCATGAGATGTATGCCGCCTGTGTAGCAGAGTGTAGATTTCTTGTGACTCCTGGTAACACCTGGAAGAACCAAGGATTGTTGAAATCAGCTGGTGTGGATATACCGTTCGACGTAGATGGAGCCCTTTCGGGCAAATACGACGATCAGTATAACCGTTTGTGGGATTATTTAAGGTCCTTTAGAACTAAATAATCTAAAAAAAATTCATTTTTTTAGCCAATAAAATCAATAGGTTACGGAGGATCACCTCTAAGCCATTGATTCTATTGGCTTTTTTTTATGAAAAAAAATGAAAAAATATGCATTTTTCTATTTACATCCGCTAAAACATAGTGTATAATGGTACTATCAAATGGAAGGAAACTATGTTATGATTAAGATTTACCAAATTCAACTGACCGAAGATCAAGTCAACCTTATCAATGAAACTGGCGACCACAACTCGGTTCCAGCTCAAAAGGCTAAGCTTGATGCTTCTATCCTTGGCAAGTTCGCTGCTGAAAACTTCAAGTTTTACACTGAGGCATATCATGTCTACAGCGACGATCTTGAGGAAGCCTTCGAGGCAACCAACCTTTGGAACAAGCAAGAGATCGTGGACGTAATCGGAGATCGTGGTTACAGTTCATCAACTGGCGATATCTTTGAGAAGAACGGTGAGTTCTTCCTTTGCGCCAACTTCGGATTCAATCAAGTGGAGGTAGCATAATGTACGTAGTATCAACTCAGCACGTCGAGAACTATGGCGCTCATTGTGAGGACGGTAAGTTCTCTTCTGGTAACTCTTATTGGAAGTTCAAGGGTGGACAGGACTACATCGTAAAGGATGTGGATCGTCCTGCCGATGCTATGGCCTTCGTCATGGCTGCGTTCTCCATGAACTCTATTATGTTCAAGGAGTTCCCAACCGAGGTTAAGACCTTTGAGGAGTGGAACGCTGATCTTCCTGACGACCAGGAGTATCGTAAGTTCCTTCGTGAGCAGGTACTTGTTGTATCTCCTCTTACTGGCAACGATTTCAAAAAGGGGTGGCTCAATGTTTAAGAACCTATGTTACTCTATAGTCTTCTTTGGATTAATTGGTGTCGGAGTGTATGCCGGCAATGAGGCTCTTAAGATGCCGGATGTAAAGTTTAGTTACTCTACTGGAGCGTGTGTTGAAGTCGTCAACTACGATTCAGACCACAACTACACTTGTGAAGACTATCCGACTAAATTCAACCACGTATGGGTAGAATAATGAAGTTAGCTTATTGTGATTACATCGCTGATCGTATCAGACATTTCTTAAACTACGATCTCAAAGAGAATCGTCTTTACACTATTATCAGCGAGGTTGGTAGGGTTGAGATGGATCTGCATCCAACTGAAGGTTACTTTCAATCCACCAAAAAAGTCATTGAGGTAACTGACATAAATAGTAAAAGGTATAGGATTACCGTAGAGGAGATTTAATGTTTTTAGAGTATTGGATGATAGCAGTACTTGCAGCTATGTTTGCGGCAGGTATGTGGGACATGAATCTTAAAGGATTCAAGGAAGGCGTAGCGGCTGGAGCAGAAGGTGCTTTGGCCATGTTGGAGAAGGAAGGAATCATTGATGTTAGTATCGATGGAGAAATTTCTTCGTCAAAATGTGAAAAAAATTCATTTTAGCTATTTACATTAGCTAAAGACTATGGTATAATGGTTATATCAAATGGAAGGAGAATACATTATGTTTCAACAAGTAAATACTAAAGCCCGCAGTTCCAAGGATTATCTTGGATCAATCTATGCTGCCGATGCGGCCGGCATGCTTCAACTCGAAGATCTTCGTCGTATGGTTAAGAACTTGAATACCGATCTTCGTAAATTCGGTGCCACTGATTCTAAAGGTAACGCCATTCAGTTCCGAGTACGAGTCTGTGGTCGTGAACCTATTGAGACTGGAACCGCTACGCATTGGCTCTTTGGTACCGCAAAGGGTCGTAAGTACGACTGGGGCGGTAACTGCATCGGCGGTTTAGCTAACGCTTCTCGTTTTGATATCTACCTCTATAGGAGATAATCATGGGAAGAGTTAAGGACTATTTCTGGGACGAGATCGAGGCTGCAAGGGAACAAGAATACCTTGAGCCTGATTTTGAATCATATTACGAAAATTTGGAGTCACAAAATGCTACTGAAGATAAAGGGCGGAACCAAGAAGCAGAGAATGTTGGCGGAGGATGCGATAGTGTTCGTGGCCAACAAGTTCATGCCACGGATGACAACTCTTGATGTAGAGCTACGCATTCGTAAGTTCAACAAGAGTGGTGAGGAAGGCGTCGTCGGATGGTGTACATGGGAAGACAGCAATGTCCGACCCAGAACCTTCTTGATTGAGTCTGACTCTCAGCAGAATACAACGTCGTTCATTAAGACCGTCATTCATGAGATGGTCCACGTTAAGCAGTATGCTACGGGTCAAATGAAGGAACGTTTCAAGATGGGCCATAGGGTCTATTGGAAAGACAAGGATTATACTGGCACGAGTTACTCAAAGACTCCATGGGAGCGTGAGGCATATCGTAAACAGGAAAGTTTAACAAAGGAATTCCTTAGGGAATGGTTAGATGTAGAATAAGAAGCCCGTTTTAAGGGACAAGAAACTTCCATTTGATAAACTTGGGGCGGCGGGGTGTAAACTTTGTCGCCTTTCTTTTTTTATAAATAGTAGTGTAACTTCGGAGGTAACATGGCATACGACTTTTTTCCAAAGAGCGAACGTGAGTTAGCTAATAAGATTAAGGGATTTCCTGCTGACAATCAGTTGGAGATCATACGGCTGTTTAACTTCTTAAAGAAAAAAGCACGTGGGCTCGATGCGCCAATCAACCTAGATTTGAAAAAGCCATCCAACGTCAATGTAAGTAGACAACTCGATGGCGATGTTCGTATCGCAGACGTATCCCGCGGAGCTAAACTTAAGAAGGTTAAACTCAAATTTGGCAATGGCTCTTCAGGAAACCGAGGAGCTAAGAACAGGGGTAACCTATTCGAGGAGCAGTTTGCTAATGCTCTTTTGGACTGGTGGGCTGGACGACCCGTTGATGGCAAAATGTTAAAGGCTATTGAGGATCTCGATAAGACCTACAAACTAGGTGACTCCAAGAAGTTCATCGTTAAGGTTGAGGGTGGAGAAAACACCAGAAGGCCATTGCAGTTTGATTCAGGTATCTACCTTGACAATCCAAAGGGTCAAGGAAACGATGTTGGTCAATCAGTAACCGACATTACACTTGAGACGGACAAGGGCCCAATCTTTCTCAGCTTGAAACTCGGTGGTACGACTACGTTCTTTAACGTTGGTGTTCGTACTATCCTAACTCCACAAGAAATTCAAAAAGGTCAGATTACGAATCCAAAGGGTCTTTCCTTGTTGAAACTATTCGGAGTTGACCAAGAAAAGTTCTGTAAGATCTTCACCGGTGATCTACCAGGAGGAGAGATTATTAAGAATGCGCCATACGACAAAGGTATGATGAAAAAGCTGATGGAGTCTGGCATTGGATTCAACTACCATATCATTCATAAGTTTCCTGCTCGTATCCTAAGTAAGAAGATGGATAAAAAGGCAATGCAGTCAGCGGCTAAGACTGGAGATCTTACGATCTTTTATGGCGGTAAAGGCGGTAGCGGTAAACGAATAGACATGGAGTTTTCATCTCCTACATATTCATTTAAGATTAACATCAGAGACACACAAGGTAAGGATGGATTCCCTACTCGTATGATGTGTGACTTCAAATACGTATAGGAACAAACATGCAGACGTTCAAAACATATATCGCTGAGGCGGCTAAGAACCTCCATATGACTCACCTTGAGGATCAAGTAATCTATGGTGGAGTGAATGGCGCAAGACAAGCAATCCTTGCTCTTCGTTCTCTTCGTGATATGTTAGCCGGTGAGGCAAAACGTCCGGTTGATGTAACCGTCAAATGGGACGGAGCACCAGCCATCTTTGCTGGAGTGGATCCAAGGGATGGTAAGTTCTTTGTTGCTAAGAAAGGCGTGTTCAATAAAAACCCTAAGATCTATAAGACTGATGCCGATATCGATGCGGATACATCCGGTGATCTATCAAATAAGCTAAAGACTTGCCTTAAGTATATGCCTTCACTTGGTATCAAAGGTGTGGTTCAAGGCGACTTGATGTTTACGTCTGATGATATTGATACCGATACTATTGACGGTACTAAGTACTATACCTTTCAGCCAAACACAATCGTATATGCAGTACCCGTTGACTCTGACGGCGCAAAGGAAATCAAAAAGGCTAAGATGGGTATCGTATTTCATACACGATACACCGGATCTGACTTTGAGTCAATGAAAGCATCGTTTGATGTTAAGGCTTCTGAGTTTAAGGCAACACCAAATGTTTGGTTCCAAGATGCAACCCTTAGGGATCTATCAGGTACGGCTACGTTGACTAAGAAGGATACCGACGAGGTAACCAAGGCATTATCCGAAGCGGGTAAGATATTCCGTAAGATTGCTGGATCAACTCTTCGTGAGATCGAAGGAAATGAAACCTTGGCTCAAACCATTGAGACTTACAATAATACGTTCGTTCGTAAGCAGGAAGTCATCAAGGATACTAGAAAACACGTTGATGGATTAATCAAATATATATCTGATAAGTATCAAAAAGAAATCGATACCAAAAAGTCAGAGAAGGGTAAGGCAACATGGGAAGGCAAGAAGGCGGATATCTTAAAGTTCTTTTCTTCCTCAAATAAAGCTAACCTAAAACTACTGTTTGATTTGCAAAAAGCAATCGTTTCTGCGAAACTTATTATTATAAATAAACTAAACAGGTTGCAAAAGATGTCAACATTCGTTCGTACTCCAAACGGATTTAAGACGACAGGTGTTGAAGGATACGTTGCAATCGACAAGTTAAGTGGTGGTGCAGTTAAGTTGGTGGACCGTATGGAGTTCTCCTACAACAACTTTAGCCCTGATATTATTAAAGGCTGGGACAAACCGTCTCGATCCTAATGGGAATTTGGAAAAATGAAAGACTATAAACAAGTTCAACGAGAGCTTACGGAATTAAATGCAGATGGACATCAAGACTCGACTGACGAGGCCTTGACTGCTCAACAGCGAATGAAGCTGAAGCAATCCATCCGTCGTAACAAGGCTAAGATTCGCCTTGGACGTGAAAAGGCAAAACGTAAGACCGCGTCTCCAGAGGTACTACAAAAGAGAGCCAACAAACAGGCTCGTAACGCTATCCTTAAAAAGATACTAAAGAACAAGGATAAAAGCGACCTCAGTTATTCCCAAAGATCATCCATTGAAAAGCAGCTCGATAAAAAGAAGTCTGCTATCAAGCGTATCGCTAAACAACTCCTTCCAAAAATTCGTAAGGCCGACCGTGCTAAGTTAAGCGGCGGTAAGAAGGAGAAGTAATGTCTTTTAAGAGTTTTGCTGAATACGTTACCGAAGAGACGAAAGAAGTCGTCGTTGCATGGGGTCGATATAATCCCCCTACGATTGGTCATGAGAAGCTTATGACTGTTGTTAAAAAGGTTGCGGGTAGCGGTCAGTACAGAATCTATGCATCTCAATCGCAGGATCCCAAAGAGAATCCTATTGAGTATAAAACCAAAGTAAAATATATGCGCAAGATGTTTCCAAAACATGCGCGCAGCATTATGCTTGAACCAAAGATCCGTACAATGTTTGATCTGATGACCAAACTATACGACGAAGGATTTACTAA